AGTGCAGAATATACTTTAGCAAATGACACTGGGCCACTAGCTACTAGACCCTTACCATTTTCATGTCCGTTGGGTCTTATGTTTGAGAGGTGTACTGCTACACCAGCTCCATATCTTAAAGCATGGGAGACAAATCTCCAAGATGCTTCTATACCGTTAGGGCCTTCCATACTATCTTCGACAACAAAGACAGTGCAGGATACAGGTAAACGGCCATCAGGATTCTTAATCCAGTTTTCTACTCTGCCAGTTCTGGCTATCAAAGGTGAGTCGGTCATTTAGGTGTCCAAAGAATAGGTTGTTGAAGATCATGGTCGTAGTCTTCTGTACGTAAAATTCTAGCCAAACGTGCATTGAGCAAAGCGTCATCGTCTGATAACCCTCTATCTCTATATGCTTGACACACTGCATCCCATTTAGATTCGGACTTGTTTAACAGAGCTGTAGCTCGCTTGACTCCTATTCCTGGGCAACCAGAGTACCCATCTGTGGGGTCGCCAGCAAGGCTTTGGATAAGGTGCCAATCATCGGCTTGCTCTAGTGTAATCTCCTCCACTTCGTCAGCCATGTTCCATAGAACACAGGGGATTTGCTTCATGTCTTTGTCTGGACTAACGATAATGTTACTAGGGTCAGGATATTTAGTTGCCTCAATACCTATGGCATCGTCAGCTTCAAGATCCTCCATCATAACAAATCTATAGTTTTCACTACAATAGTTTACTAGACGTTTGTAACCTAATGGTTTACGTTTCTGTCTATGACCTTTGTAGTCAGGAAAAATTTTCTTCCTAAAATTCTTGTGGTCTGAGAAATATAAGATGATGTCGTCATCCATCATTGCTGAAGTAACTTTATCCAGCTCTGTCTGAAAGACTTGTAGTACGTCACTGAACTGTGACTGGGCTACTATAACATCCTCTCCAAAATCTATACCAGTTTCGCATACTTGCGAGGCTTTGTAAGCCAAGAAGTCGCAGTCAATTAGTAGCATTAGTGTACCTCGGCCCAGTTGTTACCAATGTTTGCATCGGCTTCAATGGGAATACGTAAATTGTAAAACTCTCCAGCTAGTATTGCAGATAGTTTACATACCTCAGCAATATTTTTTGCTTGTTCTGTAGGAGCTCCTAAGACTTGTTCATCATGCACGAAGGCATAACGCTCATGTTCAAAATTACTCATACGTAGGTTGTGATCTGTTATCAAAAGCCAACGTTTCGCTAAGACTGCAGCGGAACCCTGTAACAAAAAGTTAAGGGCTTTGTGTTCTTTGTCCACTCTAATGTTGCGTCTGTCAATGGCACGTATCGTACCCTTCTCAGCAACCTTCCGAGTAGCGTTGACAAGGCTTTCCAGCCCAGGAATTGCCTCCATGTATGCCTTTCTGATCTCTGCTCCTTTCTTTGCAGCAGCATCTGGGGACAGCATGTTGTCGTATGACAAGCCTAGTTTTTGGTTGCCCCCTCCGTAGAGAAAACAATATGTAATAGTCTTGACCTGACGACGGCTAATACCTATCTTGTCAGCGTTTACCTGATGGATGTCATCCTCAAGTAATATTTTAGCGTACCTCCCACCGTCGTAACGGGCAAGGTAGTGTGCAAACAGCCTAAGTTCAATCCCTGCAAGGTCACTGTCAATTAGTTTCCATGTAGGTTTTGTAATAAATAGCTCACGGCAATCCTTGTCTGAACTAACTTGTGCCAGATTTGGATGTGAGTGTGCCATACGGTGCGTGGCAGCCCCTATAAAACAGGAGTGGTGAAGTCTGCCATCCTTGACCAACTTCAACCATGCGTTAGTTCCTTGTGATAACATTCCAAGTTTCTTTTGTGTTTCAAGAATCTCGAGAAATACCAACGCTTCTTTTGTACCAATTTCTTTGAGAACAGTCTCATCAATGACTGCTTTACCAGTCGGTGTGAGTTTGTTTGGTTTCCAATTCTGATTAGTCTTGAACCACCAAGCAATATGCTCTCTGCTACTAGGATTAAACTCCTTTAACCGTTGCATTTCTGCACCAGCTATGTAGCCTTGTTTCTTGTTGTCACGCCTTGGCGTAAACAAATTTCCTGGGACACACCAGCACATACTTTCAGCATTATGCCTGAGTTCTTCCAGTCTTTTTAGTAAAGTGTTTTCTAGTTGTTGTGCTTTGGATATGTCAAAAGGCCATCCTGTAGTCTTTTGATTAGCCATAAGCTCTGCTATGTCATGTTCTAGTCTGACGCTAGCAACAACTTTTTGCGGAAATGCGTCCATAATTTTGCGACAATAGCAACGTCTTGTTTACAGTAGTCCTCCATTTCAGGAGTCCATTTTTTCCAATCAGAGGTCTTACCATAGTCTCCTTTATGTAAGTTTAAACGGAAACCATAAGCCTCGAGACTGTGTGATCCATACAATTTAGCTGGCATCATAGGCCACCTACGTCTGAGATCAATGTCCATTAGGTCAGAGTAAAAGTAACGACTGAGAATCAATGTGTCCCAGTGTGTAGGATTACAATTAAAAAATGGAAAATGTTTTTGTATCTGTGGTACATCAAACATCACACCGTTATGAGATACAATGTTTGTGCAAATATTAAGAGTACAAACGCCATTTACAACTGAGTTGGTAAGTGTTTGGTCATTGAATGATTCAACTATACCGTTGTTTAGGTCTTGTAAAACCATGCAATGTATCTCAGTTGAGTCGATACCGTTTGTTTCTATGTCAAATGCTACGTCCAAGTCACCCGAAGTCTGTCGTCGGGTCAAAGTGTTGTTCGGTAATTGCATGTTCGGTGAAACTACAGGTGTCTAAATTGTAAACTAGCTCAGTGGCGATGCCAACTTCACCAGAATAGCGGTTCTTGAGGACTCTAACAATCGTATGATCTCGTTTGCTTGAGTTCTGCTGATCCCTTTCGAGCCCGATAACTCCGTCACTAAGCTGACCAATCGCTGCAGATCCTCTAAGTTGTCCAAGTGTAACACGTGCACCTTCCTCATGGTTCTTGTCTGTCTGAGTACGTCTGAGGTGCGATACAAGGAATAGAGCGATGCCTGTACGCTCAACTAATGAACGTAGCTTAGTCATGGTAACGTCAATCATACGTCGTTCATCGCCATCAAGTCCACTCAATAATATACTGAGATGGTCTAAGAATACAACACGACACTCCAATCCACAGGCAAGGTACTCGATGCGAGAGTAAATTGTGTCAGGATCGTAACTCCCAAAACCATCAAACAAGTATAGATTCCAATTTGATAGAGTACGACTAAAAGCGTTTTCAAGTTCTGATTTGTCATGTTCACCTAGATGGAATGATTTACCTAGTGCGGCTGACATCAATCCAAGGGCAGATCTCCTGTTCGATTCTTCCAACGCCAAGTAACCGACCCGTTCGCCTTTAGATAAAAGGTTACTTGCAATGGCTCTGCAGAAGGATGATTTTCCCGTTCCAGATCCCGCAGTAATCGTCGTAAGCTCTCCATAGCGGATGCCGTGTAGTTTTTCTTGGAGTCCTTTGAAGGGATAGTCATGGTCAGCTGGTGGTGTAGGTGTGGTTACTAATTCAAGAAGCGATTTTGCGTCAACAATGCCGTCAGGACGGTAAGTTTTTGCGTCCCAGATAGCTCGACGTACCGCTTCCGAGTCCCCCTGTTGTAAGGCATCAGAGGCATCTTTGTATTTTTCCATGCGAGCAATTTTTGCTTTGCCCGCTGGTAGAAGTTCAGCACATTCTTGTGCTGCTTCGATACCATCTTTATCGTTGTCGAAAAATAGTACGACTTCTTCATAGCCTTGTAATAGTGGTAAAACTTTTTGCAGGGATTTTTTGGCACCCTTAGCACCTGTGGGTATAGATACGTGGGGCCATTTAGGCAATGCTTCCCAACCAGAGGCGGCATCAAGCTCACCTTCGTATATGGTTAGGCGTGTGCCTGTGTCTGGGAATAAATTTTGCCCAAAAAGTTGAGAGTCTACATTGTTACCCTCTAGCCAGAAATCTTTTTCTTTTGTTCTGACTTTTGCTGCACATACTTGACCGTTTTTGTCAAAATAGTGCATACGTAGCGTATCACCGTCTTTGTGAATACGATATTTACGACAGGTTTCTTCTGTTAAACCTCTCTTGCGTAATTTTACTGGGTCGCCCTTCAGCATGGCTGTAGACCATTTTGGTTTGACGATTGTGGAAGATAACTCCCCACTATTAAAGTGGTTACATACAAAACAATAAGTATGTCCATCAGAATATACGGAACTGCCATCTGACGAGCCACACTGAGAACAAGGGGCGTGATGTAAGAAGGTTGATTCATTTAAGCCAGTTGACTGGGATTGCATAATAGGCACACCAAGGGAAGCCATGTTTCTCGGCCCACACAGCGTACGTGGTTTTAGATTTTTTTGAAATCTTGTTGTGTGGTGCTTGGAATACAAAGCGGATGTCTAAGTCAGGATTGTCACGTTTTACAGCCAGCATCTTCCTGCGGTCAGCTGGTTTGAAGTAGCCCTTACATTCAAGATAGATGTTGTTTACCTTGAAGTCGGGAGTATATTTGTGGTCAATAGTATATTTGAATGACTCACCCTCATACTCCCAGTCTAGCTTCATTTGAGAAAGCAGATCTGCTACATCTGTTTCAAGGTTACTTCGCATTAGAAGTCATCGTCAGGATCAATGGAGCTGGGTGCTGCATCTACTTTAGGTTGTTCAGTCTTGAAACCTTTTGTAGCACCAAACAATGCTTGAGCATCTTCGGCTGACATGTCGCCACTGTCAACGACACCAGCTCCGCTGTTAAGACTAACAACTTGGACTGCCTTTAGTTTTAGTGATGTGCCAATGTCACCGCTTGGTAGAACATATGGCTTTTGGAAGAAGGCTAGTTTAACCTGACTACCGCTGTAGATAGGTGTCTCTTTGTCTTCTATAATTGTCCCCTCTGTGTCAACTACAACTGGAAATATCTTGTCTCCATCTTTCCAGCTGAATCTAATATGGTATGAGCCAGCTTTGTTCTCTAGCTCTTCCCAAGGCTCAGGCTTTACTGTTACCCTTTTAGGGTTCTTAGCTCTGCCTCTTGCCCACTCCAATGCAGACTCTCTTTCCTCTTCTAATGTTTGAAGAAGCTCTTTGTCTGTAATTAAAGCAGATAGTTTGTACCCCCACTCTCCAGCTTTTAGTATAGCTTGGAACCCGTCGAGTACAACTGGTTTTGGTGTTACGTGTGTTGTTGGCATTAGCAGAAAAAATAGGTGGAATTTGAAACAACTGTAGGGTCTAATGTACCTACGATTGGTGGTGGTTCAGTGGCATTGATGTCCTGTGCAAAACGTGTAAGCCAACATTCTTCTGTGAATATATTGGTGTAGGTTTTTCGCACAAGCGTATTGAGTGTTCCCATGTCTCCTGCTCTACAAAGAACGGAGTCGTGAATAACTGTGAATGGCTCATTGAACTCAGTAAAAGATCTGTGTAAGAGCGAAGCGTCAAATGAATGGATGTAGTTTGGAGCCGTACTTGATTTGTGTTTGGTAGGGCTGGGCTTTGAGTTACCGTTGGGTATCCTGATAGAGACACTCCCTAGTAACTGTAATCTCATCCTCTCTGTTTCAATGTCATCTCTTTTTTGATATACATGGAATCCAGAGGGAGTAGTCCATTCTACTGCAGTAGCACCATCTCTGATGTACTGGCCTACATGTTTTTTAATCCATCTCATTACCTTCATGGGCCCAGGAACTATGCTGTCCATGCTTTGATAGACTGCATTTACGATGGTTGTTAACTCATCTTTGTCCACTTCAAACCCTTGCTCTTGTAATGATTCCCTTATGTACTTCCTACTGCTGTCTTTAGTAGCGTTGTAGGGTATAGTCATAACGGTTCGTTTAGTGGTCTTACGTGTCATCCATCGGTGCATGTATGACGGTAGGAACCTTTTGGCTTCGTCGGCAACTGCAAGGTAGGCGTCGCTTGGTTTCTGGCTGGGACAGACATTGACTAATTCAGCGGTAGACTTGTCTCGGGCCAGTCCTGCTAAAATTTGCAGACCAGAGCATGTTGCATCAACAGCGACCATAAGACCTGTGGTGTGTTTATCACCTTTGATACAGCAATGATAATACTCGTGACAGGCAGCCATAAACTGCCAAGGTTCCTCAACCTCTTCCCATTCGCTTAAGTTCTCGATGGGGTTGGTTGCAACCCTTGAAATTAAGTCTTTGTTTTGTTTGACCCACTCGTGTCGGTCATCCAACGTGGCCTTGTCCAACCCGTAACTGGTAGCTACTTGAAAAGACAACCACAACTCAGACTCACTATTTACACTACACTCATTAGCAAATCTTAACAATGACTTACCAAAGTCTGTATCTTGTGGAGTGAGGAAGGCTGGAATGGGATATGCTCTACCTCTGTAATCAAAAGACCAACAAAGATAGAAGTCCTCGTCTTTGAACTTTCTAGCCGCCTCCATCTGTGTCCTAGTTCTAACCGATCTTTTAAAATTTATACGGTCAGCATTGTGAGCTTCAGCAACTTGTCTTCGCCAAGACTTGTTTACTTGCTCATCATCATCTGCAGCTGGTGGTCTAGGTGGTTTGAATGAAGGAGATATGGGTATAAATTTACCCACTACATACCCTCTTTCAACTAGCTCTTCAGCCACATCTAGCACGTGACGATTGACACGATATTGCACCTTTTGTAACTTATTTAAAAAGTTTAAAGGCGTTTCTCCGTGTATTATGGTAACGTTGCTCCTAACCCTAGTCATTTCATGGCCTTTCATCATTCGGTTGGTTAGATAACCTCCGTAAATAATCTCACCATTTTCATCATACCCCCAGTCATCAGGAGTCACTAACATAGGCCAAGGGATACCGCTAAATAACTCAGCAGATTTGATTAGTTCATGGCGTTTGGTATCAAACAACTCGGTAGGAACTACCTTGTAAAAATACCTTTTTCTGTGGTTATGTTTGTCAACAGTGAACCATTGAGTAGTCTGGATGACTGCATCTAATCCCCATCTTCCTAGTGTCAGCCTAGTCTTTGTCCCCCAGGAATCCCATTTAATTCCATGAGAACCAAACTTTTGGCTAGCGATTGCTTCACGTTGCTGCGTACCACATGAGCTGTGATAGTATGTCTTCTCGATGTAGGACATAAGGTTAGGATGCTCTTGTTTGTACCATCTAAACTTAGCTTCTGCCTCCAATGCAGAGCCAATGGCAGCCAGCACGGGAACCAATGTATTTTGGTTAGTGCGTGTACTGAACACTTTGTCAAAGGTAACTTTCAACAGTATGGTAGCAATGGCTAGTGGCTCCAGCTCGTCAAGATACTGCTTGATTGGTTGGTAATATTTACCAGCTTGACCATTCTGTAGTTTCCAGAACTGTGTCTGTATGTGCTCAACTAGGTAGGGTAATGCCTCTCTTATTGAGGACACTCCGTAAACGCTTGCACTTGCGTATGACTTCGATTCTAGCTGCTTTAATGAGTCGTGAAGCCTCTGCTTCCCTTGAGCTATAGCTTCCTGCTCCAGTAGAAACTGTCGGTGTAGGTTTGAATGAGTCTCCATAGGCTAGAAATAGTGAGTATTCGTAATCATCAAGGCGGTCAATTTGCCGTTGTGTTAATTTACGTATCATAGGTTTTACATTGGGGTTCATGTGGATGCACCTTACAGTATTCCTCCATACTTTCGTAGCATTTCCAGTTCTTTAGAAAAAACCTGGGGTCGTTAAGGCTGTCATACCTTAGCTCCAGCTGTCCTGTAGCTGCGAGTAATACCAAAAGGTCGGTGGGTTTCTCTTCTTCGAGTGTGGTATCAATCGACATAGATACCTCCCCAGTATCATCATCTATCCAATAGCCCTTTTTGTCAAGGACATTGGCTAAGTCATGTGGGTTCATGGAATAAAGTCAAGTGTGTCTAAGATTTCGTTGCTGGTCATCACCATGTAGTCATTACCATCTTCAAGTAACTTGGTCATGTATCTTTTGGCAGCTATACCATTTCGATATGACCTTTCGTTAATCTTTCCGTTGGGTAGCATGGCTCTGACTACACATACATAGGATGGCGGTAGCTCCCATGTGAGAGCTGCCTCATACCCCATGTCGAAGGTCACTTGTGTTAAGTTGTTAGTGGCCTTCCATTTGTTAAGTTCTTTGATGCGGTTGTTAAAGATTCTACCCGCCATGATATGATTCTCCAGTATTGTTTGGGTTCTGGTCTGGTGTGCCTACCCCCAGATGCTATGGCAGCTATCAGGGATAGTACAAGATAGGTAAACAACAGCCCACCAAAGGCTTGCTTGAAGTCTCTCCATATCATAGGCACCTAGCCTCGAATCTAATCTTGGCGATTGCCTCCCAAGCATCTTGGTCAAGCTCGGGGTGATCTTCTTGTACTTCCTCATAGATTTGCTCCATGATGGTTTCGTGGTGTAGAGTACTCATCTTAGGCACCTATCTCTACTACCTTTGAACCATCGGACTTTTTTGACATGTTGTCCTTGTATTCCTCGTAAGCAACACGCTCCTCGGTAATAGTCTTGACGTCATGGCACTCAAGGGTGTACTCTTCGCCATCAGCAGCCATGTCTGTAAGTCTCTTGAGTCTGTACAGTGCAGCCTCAGCATCAATAAATATGCCAAGAACTGTGCGTTCGTAGTGGTATGGACATAGACGTGTGAGTGTCCACATTTGGAGGGAATTGTTAGGATTGGTCATGTGATTGTAGCCATTGTAAAGATTTTAACATAATCCTGGGGTCATCGTCAAGTTTCCCAAATGCTGTGTTGCATGGGTCGCAGATGTAACCCCTGAATTGATCTGTGCGGTGGCAATGGTCGAGCACCCAGCGTGTTGTATGCCTCCCACATGCAGGACAAGCACCCGACGAT